GCAGTTGATCTGTTAAGAAACAAGTTTGGTGTTTCTCAACTTTATAAACATGACATCAAACAAGATGATGAGATTATCCTTACTGTCTATTGGCATCCATTAACTATTGCTGAGAGAGAAGCAATACAAAAAAAATCTAATAGTAATGATGCTAATGATTATGCTTTACAAATGATGATAGAAAAAGCATTAGATAAAGAGGGAACAAAACTTTTTCAAGATGGAGATAAAGCTTCATTAAGAAGAGAAATAGAAGCATCTGTTCTTGAAGAAATACAATTAGCAATGATAAGTGCTGGTGCTGATAAGGAGGTAAAAGAGGCTAAAGCCGATTTAAAAAGCAAATAAAGATTGGCAGTTTATTTATGGACTAGCAAAGCAGTTACATAAAACTGTAGCTGAACTATGTGAAACTTTGACCATTGAAGAAATGATAGGTTGGGCTGCTTTTGCAGAAATTGAAAATGAAGAATATGAAAAACAAAAAGAACAAGCACAAAGAAGTAGTGCTTTAAAAGGCAAAAGAAGGTAATATAGAGAAAATGTTTTAACTTTTATAGTAAGTGGCTAATTATATTGTCGATATTACTGTTGCTCTTAAGGGTAGTGAGAAGATAACTAGGTTTAATAAACAATTACAAACTAGCTCAAGACAAATACAAGCAGTAAATGAACTTGTAAAGGTACAAGAAGCGTTAGTTGGTGCTTTAGTAAAAAGTTTTGATAATTTAAGTGGAAATTTAGCATTAGCAAAAAGAAATTTTGATGCAGTAGCTTCTGGCACACGAATGCAAGAAAAAGCTGCAAGACAGTTAATTAAAGCAGAAAAAGACCTAAATAGAGAATTAGAGCAAAGAGATAGATTGCTTAATAGATTAAGAGGTACAGGAAAAATGCCTTTACCTGGTTCTGGTGTTGGTTCAGATCCAGTTTCAAAATCTATTGCAAGAAGAAGAAGAAAATTATCAAGAGGTGCAAATCAATATAGTTCTGCTGCTGGTCCTGTTTCTCCTTTTCCTAATACTGGATTAGTGACAGGTGCGAGTTCTTCATTAATACCTGGTCAAAGTTTATTTGGACAAAGTGTAAATATTGAGAGGTCATTAAGAGAAAGAATGGCTATACAGGACAAATTGTTCCAAATGGAGATTGGTCAGACAGAAGCAGCAAAGGAAAGAACAAAACAACTTAATAAACAAAATGTTGAGTTGAGAAGAATGAAGATGGAAAATCAACAATCGTTATTTAATCAATATGCTGGACCGATAGGACCAGGACAGGCATCTCCGATAATGCAAGGTCCACAAGTCTCTGCTGAAGTCCAAAGTTCTATAATGGAACAAAGAAGAATACAGAGAAGGCAGGATAGATTATTAAGAGTAAGAAGAGGAAGAGATTTTCAAAATAGGATGCGACAAGCACAATCTAATGCACTTATTGGTGGTGCATTTCCTTTATTATTTGGACAGGGTTTGGGTGCATCTATTGGTGGTGCAACTGGTGGTGCTGCTGGTGGTGCAAAAGGTGGTCAGTTTGGTTTTGCCTTATCTTTAGTAGGTACAGTTGTAGGTGCTCAGTTTGATAGGTTAGCTCAATCAGCTAGAGAGCTAGGAGAGGCATTAAGAAATCCAATAAAAAATGTTGATTTACTTACTCAAAAAATAGGAGCAGCTAACACACCTTTTGGAGATACTATTTCTACATTAAAAGATCTAGGTTTAGAAGGAGTAGCAGCCGAAGCAGTATTAGAAAGATTTAATCAAACATTTAATACTAATAGAAAAACTATTACAGAATTGGGAGAGGAATCAATAAAATTTACCAATGAATTACAAAAATTAGGAACAGGAATAACTTTACTTGTGGCTGGACCTTTGACAAAGTTTTTACAAATAGTAAATGATACTTTAGGCAACACTACTGAAATAGGTGTAAGAAGAGATGCAAAGATTGAGGCAAGAAATTTAGCTATGGAAAAATTTGGTATAGGCAATTTTAGAGCTAAAAGAGACGTAGATATTTTTTCAGCCATTGCTAATATGATTAATCCTATTCCAGAAATTGATGGCGAAACTTTTGAAGAATATGCCAGAAGGATTGAAAAAGATATTCTTGCAAGAAGAATGAATGAAGCAGGATTAGATGGTCAAGTAGAAAAAGATTTACAAAGGCTTATTAAAGAGAGAAGAGATTTTGAATTATCTAGTATGAAAGATCAATTAATGATAGAAAAACAAAGTCTCACAATGAGAAGTGAAGATTTAACTGTTTTAAAAAGAAGAATGGATCTTGTAAAAATAGAAGAAAAATTAAAAGTTAAAGGATTAGTGAATACAAAAATAATGACCGCAGAACAATTAAGAGCACATGAATTTGCAATAGATAAGTTAGAAATTGAAAAACAAATCAGTGAAGAGTTATTAAGGCAATCCATAATTATGGCTGATCCTATGAAGGCAGCATTGGTTAATTTAAACAAAGAAATGGAAAAATTAAATGATATGAGATTTCAAGCGGTAGAATTTGCCAAAGCATTTGGAGGTGCTTTTGAAGAATCATTTAAAGGAATAGTAAAAGGAACAATGAGTGTTCAAGATGCGTTTAGAAATATGTTTATGCGTATAGCAGATCATTTCTTAGATATGGCTGCACAAATGATGGCTGCACAAATATCAAGAGGAATCCTTGGGATGTTTGGAAATATGTTTAGTGCTGGAACTACTGATGTTTTTGCAGGTTTTAATCGAGGACCAACTGATCCAAGTACGCTTACAATGAACAGTTTTGCTAATGGTGGCAGACCTCCTGTTGGTAGACCTTCATTAGTAGGAGAAAGAGGTCCAGAACTTTTTGTTCCTGACAGAGCAGGTACTATAATTCCAAATCATGCTATGGGTTCAACGAATATTGTAGTAAATGTAGATGCTTCTGGTTCTAATGTGCAGGGAGATGAAGAGCAGGGCAAAGAGCTTGGTCGTCTTATCTCAGTTGCAGTACAATCTGAAATAATACAGCAACAAAGACCAGGAGGATTACTCGCATAATGGCTACCTTTCCTTCAATTAAACCTACTTATGGTCAACAGAAAAGATCAGCACCTAATACTAGAACAGTTCGTTTTGCAGATGGTTATGAACATAGAATTTTATTTGGTTTAGCTCAACATCAAAATCCAAAAATTTTTCAACTTACTTTTAATGTCTCAGAAACAGAATCAGATGAAATAGAAACATTTTTAGATGCTAGAGCAAATGATAGTGATAGCTTTACTTTTACCCCACCAGGAGAAAGTTCTTCTTCTTTGTTTGTTTGCGAAAATTGGACCAAATCAATACCATATAATAATAGAGCTACAATTCAAGCAACTTTTAGAGAAGTATTTGAACCAGCAGATTAATGTCAGTTAATTCTAAAGTATTTAGTAGTTTACAGGATATAAATCCATCAGCAATTATTGAGTTGTTTACGTTGCAGTTGTCCACGGCATTACATGGTGCTAATACTATTTATAGATTTCATGCTGGTAGTAATCTTGATGCAAACGGAAAAATAGTATGGGCTGGTAATGAGTATCTTAGATTTCCTGTACAGGCATCAGGTTTTGCTTTTCAAAAAGGACAGTTACCCAGACCTAGAATATCTATTAGTAATGCTACGGGATTAATTTCATCAATACTCTTATCTGTAAATGAAACTACAACTGGTAATGATTTAACAGGAGCTACTGTTACAAGGATTAGAACATTAGCTAAATTTATTGATGCTGTCAATTTTGAAGATGGAACAAATGCTACTGCCGATCCTAATGCAGAATTTCCACAAGAAAAATATTCAATAGATCGTAAAGCAACAGAAACTAGAGAAATTGTTGAGTTTGAACTTGCTGCACCAACAGATCTTGCTGGAGTTCGTATTCCAGGTCGGCAAGCTACTCGTTCAATCTTTCCTTCTATTGGTACGTTTGTTCAATGAGTTGGAAATATAAAGCTTTACTTCATGCACAACGAGAAGATCCAAAAGAATCTTGTGGACTTTTATTAAATGTAAAAGGTAAAGAAAGATATTACCCTTGTCGTAATCTTTCAATGACAGATCATCAATGTTTTATTATTGACCCAGAAGATTATATAAAGGCAGATAATACGGGAGAGATTGTTGGTGTTGTTCACAGTCACCCAATCACTCCACCAAATCCTAGTCAGGCAGATAAAATAAGCTGTGAAGATAGTAATTTACCATGGTATATTGTTAATCCAAAAACAGAACAATGGGCATATTTAGAGCCTTGTGGATATAAGCCACCTTTATTAGGTCGGCAATGGGTTTGGGGTATAACTGATTGTTGGAGTTTAGTGAGAGATTGGTATAAAGAAGAAAAAAATATTGAACTTAGAGATTGGGAAAGACCTGCAACACTAGAGGAATTTAATAATAAACCTTTATTCGAGGATTGTGCTTGGCGAACTAATTTTAGAGAACTTAGACCTGATGAAAAATTACAAGATGGAGATGTTTTATTAATGAGTATTTTGCATCCAACTTTAAATCATGTAGCATTATTTTTTGAAGGAGATGTTATTCATCATTTAACCGATAGACTATATGGACAATTAGCAGAATTTATCGGACATAAAGAGTTCGAGATAAAAGTTAATAGTGTTTCTCAAGCTGTAAGTTTTTTAATACATAATTTTCCAGAAGTAGAATGTTTTATGAGTCCTAAATATTATCAAGTAAAAGTTGGTAATTATGATATTGATAAGAATGAATTAGCATATCCTGTAGGAAGGGAAGATATACATTTTATTCCAGCTATTAGTGGTGCTGGTAGAGGTTTTGGAAAAATATTATTAGGTGCTGCTTTAATTGCTGGTGCTTTTATTGTTAATCCTGCTATATCTTTTAGTTTTAAAAGTGGTGTAACTGGATTTAGTACTTTAACTGGAGTTTCTGGTGCGTTAACAAAAGCTGCTATTTATGTAGGTGCAAGTTTAGTTTTATCTGGTGTTTCTGATTTATTATTTCCATTACCAGAACCACAAAAATTTGAATCTGAAGAAGATCCAAGATTATCTTTTAGTTTTAGTGGAGTGCAAAACACATCAAGAGCAGGTACTCCTGTTCCAATAGTTTATGGTGAAATAATTACAGGAAGTGTTGTAATAAGTGCAGCGATTGACACTAATCAGGTAGAAGCATGACAGACAAAACTAAAATTATTAAAGGTTCTGGTGGAGGTCCACCAAAGCCACCCCCACCTCCTTATCGTGCTCCTGATACTTTACATAGTAGAAGTTTTGCTACAATTCAAGATTTAATATCTGAAGGAGAAATAGAAGGGTTTGCTAGTGCATCAAAAGAAGAGCTTACAAAAGGAACAACTGCATATAATAATGCAAGTTTAAAAGACGTATTTCTTGATGATACTCCAATACTAAATTCTAACGCTACAAGTGCTAGTCCTGCTGACAGTGATTTTAATTTTCAAGATGTAACATTTAAATCTGAATTTGGAACGTCAAACCAAACTGCGATGAGTGGTATTCCTGCTGAAAGCAGATCACCTACAGGTGTCGGAGTTACTGTAACCACCTCTGCTCCAGTAACTAGACAAATTAGTAATACAGATGTAGATGCTGTTATTGTTACTTTAACTTGGCCTCAGATACAAGTGGCTGAAGATGACGGAGATATTCGAGGAGATACTGTTGAGTATAAAATACAAGTTCAACATGATTCTGGTGGATTCGTAGATAAAGTAAGTGCTTCTGTTAGTGGAAGAACAGCAGACTCTTACGCTAGGGATCATAGAATTGAATTAACAAGTGGGTTTACGACTGTAGATGTAAGAGTTGTTCGTGTTACCGCAGACAGTACAGATTCATCAAGAATAAATGCCTTTCAATTTACTAGCCTTCAAGAAGTTATAGATAATAGTTCTACTTACGCTAATAGTGCTTATGTTGCTCTTCGTTTAGATAGTAAACAGTTTAATCGTATTCCTACAAGAAAATATCGTATTAGAGGAATTAAAGTCAGAATACCAGGAGCAGGAGCATCTAGCTCTGGTACTCCTGACGTTGATATTAATACGGGCAGAATACGTTATCCAGAAGGTTACATTTTTAATGGAGTTATGGGTGCTGCTGTTTATACAAATTGTCCTGCGATGTGCTTACTTGATTTACTTACAAATACAAGATACGGTCTGGGGAATCATGTTACCGATAGTAATTTAGATTTATTCAGTTTTGTAGCAGCTAGTAAATTTGCAAATGAAGAGGTAGATGATGGAACAGGATCAGGTGCAAAAGAAGCTAGATTTAGTTGTAATGTAAATATTCAAAGTCCAAAAGAAGCATTTGCAGCAATAAATGATTTAGCTGGTGTTATGAGATGTATGCCAATATGGTCTGCTGGATCTATAAACATATCTCAAGATAAGCCAACCACAGCAAGTTATTTATTTAATTTAGCTAATGTTGGAGAAGCAGGATTTACATATCAAGGTAGCAGTTTAAAACAACGTCACTCCGTCATTTCTGTTAGTTACTTTAATATGGACTCAAAAGAAGTAGATTTTGAAGTAGTAGAAGATGCAACAGCAATATCAAAATTTGGAACGATAGTAAAACAAGTAAAAGCATTTGCTTGTACTTCTCGTAATCAAGCAGCAAGATTAGGTCGTGCAATTCTTTTTGCTGAACAAAATGAAAGTGAGACAGTTACGTTTTCAACTTCAATAGATGCAGGAATTGTTGTAAGACCTGGTTCTGTAATTGAAATAAATGATCCAGTAAGAGCAGGAGCTAGAAGAGGTGGTCGTGTCGTAACTGCAACAACTACAACTATTACTATTGATGCTAAAGATCAAACAGGTTTACCAGCATTGAACGATAATCCAACGATAAGTGTAATTCTTTCTGATGGAACAGTAGAAACTGGTGTTATTTCAGATATAACGGAAGCTGTTATTACTATTAACAGTGTTACAAAACCTGATGGTACAACTGCTTCTACTTTTACCTCTACACCAAATGTAAATTCACCTTATTTAATATCTAGTACAACTTTGCAAACTCAACTATTTAGGGTTATCCAAGTTACAGAAGAAGATGATATAAATTATACAATTTCAGCTTTATCTTACAATGAAGCTAAATATGCGTTTATAGATGATCCAACTATTACTTTACCTACACGAAATATATCGGTATTAAATCAGGTTGTTAATCCACCAACAAACTTAATAAGTCAAGAAAAAACTATTGTTATTAATGGAATAGCACGAAGTAAATTATTACTTTCTTGGAAAGAGCCTTCTGAAACTATAACAACAAATACAGGAGGAACAATTCAAAAACCTCAAGGTGTAAGTCAATATCAATTAAGTTATCGTTTTGATGCTGGTAATGGGAATAAGGATAATTTTATAACTCAAGTTGTATTTGGAACGGACTTTGAAATATTAGACACTAAACAAGGTTTTTATGATGTTGAAATATTTTCTTACAATGCAGGACAAAAATTATCAAGTTCTGCATTAGTAGATCGAATTACTACTGAAGGGAAAACAGGTATTCCAGAAAATGTAAGTAATTTAACGATTGAACCAATCAATGAACAATTTGTCAGATTAAGATTTACAAAATCTACCTCTGTAGATGTGTTACATGGTGGTCGAGTATATGTAAGACATACAAATTTAACAGGAGGGTCTGCAACATTTCAAGCAGCACAGGACATTATTGAAGCAGTTAGTGGAAGCTCTAACGAGGTAATTTGTCCAGCTTTAGCAGGAACTTACCTTCTTAAATTTGCTGACGATACAGGAAACTTTAGTGCTACAGCAGCTAGTGTAAATCTTTCTCTTGTTGACATTCTTGACTCTATTACTGTCAAAACTGATAGAGAAGATACTGACGGAACACCATATAACGGAACAAAATCTAATGTTGTATTTGACTCATCTCTTGGCGGATTAAAACTTATAGATCCAACAGCAAATGCTACTGGTACTTATGATTTTGTAGACACTCTTGATCTTGGTGGCACATTCTCACTTGTCTTAAAAAGACATTTTCAAGGAGTTGGTTTTTATACAGGCGATCAATTTGATAATAGAACAGACAATATAGATACTTGGCAAGATTTTGATGGAAGTATTGCAAATGAAGTTAACGCAAAAATGGCTGTACGAACCACAACAGATAATCCCAGTAGCTCACCTACTTACTCATCTTTCAATGATTTTGCTAATGGAACATTTAAAGGCAGAGGATTTCAATTCAGGATTTCTATAGATACTACAGATACAGCACAAAATATGAATTTACAACAAGCAGGATATACAGCGACTATGCCATCAAGAACTGAACAATCTTCTGTTATTGCTTCTGGAGCAGGAGCAAAAGCAGTTACATTTACAGCACCATTTTTTGTTGGAACGTCTGCACTTGGCAATCTTAATAGTTTTTTACCTTCTGTTAATATTTCTCCTCAGAATATGGCAACTGGTGATTATTTTGAACTTAATAGTATATCTGGAACTGGTTTTACAGTTCACTTTAAAAACTCAAGTAATGCTAGTATTGATAGGAACTTTACCTACAGTGCTGTTGGTTTCGGCAAAGGAGGGTAACATGGAGAAAAATAGTATTTAATTGTGGCTGACGTAACAAACTACACTATTGAAAATGCTTCTGGAGCAAATGTAAGAACTGACCTTAATAATGTTTTTGCTGCGATCCAATCAAGTAATTCTAAATCATCTGACTTAGCTACAAGTCAATGCGTGGCTGGTATGCCATTTTTAAATACCACTACAAATATTTTAAAAATAAGAAACTCAAGCAATGGTGCTTTTACTGAAATAGGAAATATAGATCAAGCAAATTTAGGTTTGTTATCTAAAGCTGGCGGTACTATGACAGGTCCGTTGCTAATAGATGATTCCTCAAGTGCTTCTACTCCTGCATTAAGTTTCGATTCAGATACAGATTTAGGTTTATTTAGAAAATCTGCAAATGTAATGGGATTTTCCTCTGGTGGAACTGAACGTATGATATTTGACGCTAATGGTTTAACTCTTCAAGCACAAAATGATCTTAGGTTTGCTGATGCTGATAGTAGTCATTATGTAGGATTTCAAGCACCAGCTACAGTTTCTTCTAGCCTTACTTGGACATTACCTGCTGCTGATGCTGCTGTTTCTGGCTATGCTCTTGTATCTGACGCATCTGGAACGTTAAGTTGGGCTGCTGCTGGAGGTGGAGCAGTTGGAGGAGGTTCAGATAATATATTTTGGGAAAACGACCAAATTATTACACAGAATTACACAATCACAAATGGTAAAAATGCTGGCAGCTTTGGTCCAATTACTATACAATCAGGAGTAACAGTCACAGTTGGTAGTGGCGAAACCTGGACAGTTGTTTAAATTATGAGCCAATTAAAAGTCAACAGCATAGTACCAGTAGGAGGTTTAGCTTCGGGTGCTGGTGGCGGAGTAATACAAACAGTTCAAACTGTAGATAACACTGCAACAACATCTATTTCAACTACAAGTTATACTGATGCTGGATCATTAAATGTTTCTATTACTCCTACAACTACTTCAAATAAAATTCTTATTGTCGCTACAACTAATATTCAAGCATTTGTAAATTCACAAGAGGTTTCTATTGGACTTAGACTTCTTAGAGGTTCATCTGAAATAATAGAATATCCTTACGCTGCTGTTTTAGAAGCTGGAACTTCTGGAAATGGTAGAATTTTTTATAATATGAATCATAGTGCTATTTTTCTTGATTCTCCCTCCACAACAAGTAGTACAACATATAAAATACAACTAAAATCGTATAGCACATCTAATAGTATGAAGGTACAGTATAATCAAAATTCCAGTAAAAGCACAATTCTTGCTATGGAGATTTCAGCATGATTAATACAAAAGTAGATGGATTAATCTCTTTAAAACCAGGAGCAGAATTTGTTTGGACAGGCACAGATTATTCTGGGTTAACTTGGTTAGATTCTGGTTCAGCACCTACAGAAAGCGAAATAGATGCTGAAGTTACAAGGTTAAATAATTTAGAACCTATGAAATTATTAAGACAAGAAAGAAATAAAAGATTGGCAGCTTGTGATTGGAGAGCAAGTTCTGATTTATCACTTTCAGATGCTTGGAAAACATATCGTCAATCTTTGCGTGATTTACCAGCAAGTGCATCGCCAAAACTTGATTCAGATGGTAATTTAGATATGACATCTGTTACCTTTCCAACAGAGCCAAGTTAATTATGAGTACATTAGCAGTTGGTACAATTAAAAGTGCATCATCAGCAGCACCAGTATTTCAAAATACAAGTGGAACTGAGATAGGCCAGCTTGGAAAAGTATGGGCTTTAATCAATATGTCAGGTGGTAGCATATTAGATTCTTTTGGTGTTAGTTCTATTAGTGATCAAGGAACAGGTACATTTGATGTAAATTTTACTACTGCACTTACTAATGTAAATGCCTGTGCTGTTGCAAGTTCTAGCGACTCTACGTTACATACTCAAATTGTTGATGGTAATTGTGATGCAAATGGTTTTAGGTATAGATGTTTAGATGGTGGTGGTTCATTAAGTGATGATCCTTTTACTGGATTTATTCTTTTTGATAATTAATTATGTCAACACTTAAAGTTACAACAATCCAAGATACAAGTGGTGGTTCTGCTTCTACTTCTACAGAAATACAAAAAGGTAGATGCAAAGCCTTTGTATTTTTTGATGAGAGTGCGACTATTTTTCAATCTAGTAGCACTGATCAAGCATTTAATGTAAGCTCTGTGACAGATAATGGTAGTTCTGAATATACTATTAATTTTGCCACGGCTTTTGCTGACGCATTTTATATGCCAGTAGTTCAATGTTCACAAAATGATGATGGCAGGTGTCCTATTTCAAATGAATTTTATAACACAGCTTCACAATGTAAAATGTTTACAAGAAGCGGATTCACCTCTGGCAGACAAGACGCTAATAATAATATGGTCACAATATGGAGTGTAGTGTAAACTTAATTTAAAAATCAAAAACTTATGGCAAATTCTGATTCAAGATTAATTTACACAAATGATGATGGTTCTATTAGCATTGTCTGTCCAGCAGATAATTGTGGTTTAACTTTAGATCAAATAAAAGCTAAAGACTGTCCTTCGGGGAAAACAGTTTATACTGTTAATAAATCTGCAATTCCTACAGACAGGAGTTTCAGAAACGCTTGGACTTACACGGAGTAAAAAATGGGATTTGGCATTGACATGGCAAAAGCCAGAGAAATACACAAAACAAACATAAGAGCAGCAAGAGCACCAAAACTTGCTGAACTTGATATTGAATTTCAAAAAGCATTAGAAACTGGTGCTTCAACAACAGATATTGTTGCCAAAAAACAGGCACTTAGAGATGCACCTGCTGATTCTGGAATTACATCTGCTGCTGATACAGATGCTCTTAAAGCACAATGGAAAACTGATATTCTAGGAACATCTCCTTATAGCTAATGGCAATTATTCCAGGAAAGAAGAACTTTACTGTTGATAGGAGGGCAGACTTTCCTATTAAATTGACATTTAAAGATTCTACTGGATCGGCAATAAATTTAACTGGATATACTGTAGCTGCACAAGTTTATGATCAATCACGTTCCACAAAATATGCAGATTGGGCTATAACATATACAGATAGAGCCAATGGAATTATTGATATGAACTTAGCTGATACTGATACGGCAAATTTTACTCCAGATATTTTATTTTATGACGTATTGTTAACAGAACCAGGTGGTAGCAAAAACTATTATTTAGAGGGTAAACTATTTATAAGTGAGGGTTACACAGCATGAGCAGTCCTAATCGAGTTACAGTCAGTCAAGTTTCTGATGTAGTAACAGTTGAATTGACAACTCAAGGTCCGCAAGGACCAGCCGCAGCAGGATTTGACTTTGATGGTGACAACAAAGTCAATGGTTCAATTCCTGTTTTCAATTCTTCAACAAGTAAGTTTGAAGCAACTGCAACTCACACTGTTCTCACACTCGTAGATGGAGGTAACTTCTAGTGGCAAACACAATTAGAATTAAAAGATCAACTGGATCATCAAATCCAACTTCATTAGAAAATGCAGAAATAGCTTTTAGAGAAGGTGATGAAGTATTAGTTATTGGTAAAGGAACTGGAGGAGCAGGAGGATCTGCAACAAGTATTGAGCCTATTGGTGGTAAGGGAGCATTTTTTGATAAAGCAACTACAAGAACAACAAACCATGTTTTAGCTGGTGCTGCTTCTGGAAGTGCTGCTGCACCTACATTTAGGGCATTAGTAAGTGATGATATTCCCTCGTTAGCTCATACAAAAATAAGTGATTTTGATGCTGGAGTACGCACTAATACGCTTGCAGAAATGGCTGCTCCTGCGGCTGCTGTATCTTTAAATAGTCAAAAAATTACATCACTAGCAGATCCCACGGCTGATAATGATGCTGCAAACAAAGGATATGTAGATTCTGTTGCTCAAGGCTTAGATATAAAAGATTCAGTTAAAGTTGCAACTACAGCAAATATTACTCTTTCTGGAACGCAAACTATTGATGGTGTCGCTGTTTCTGCTGATGAAAGAGTTTTAGTAAAAGACCAATCAACTGCAAGTCAAAATGGTTTATATCTTTGTAAAGCGAGCACATGGGTAAGAACAGATGATTTGGCTGCTGGTTCTGATGCTGCTGGTGCTTTTGCTTTTGTTGAGCAGGGAACTGTTAATGGTGATAATGCTTTTGTTTGTAGTTCAGATAAAGGAAGTGCAGTGACAGGAACGAACAATTTAACTTTTGTTCAATTTTCTGGTGCTGGTCAAGTAATAGCAGGAGATGGATTAGATAAATCTGGCAATACTCTTTCTGTTGATCTTAAGGCTAATGGTGGACTCGTTATTGAATCTACTGAAATTGCTGTTGATCTTGCTGCTAGTTCTATAACAGGAACACTTGCGATTGGCGATGGTGGAACGGGTGCTACAAGTGCAAGTGCAGCTAGGACAGCTTTAGGTGTAGCTATTGGATCAGATGTACAGGCATTTGACGCACAGCTTAGTGACATAGCTGGTTTAACTCCTACAGATAGCAACTTTATCGTTGGTAACGGATCTAATTTTGTTCTTGAATCTGGAGCTACAGCTAGAGCAAGTCTCGGAGTAGCGATTGGAAGTCAAGTACAAGCCTATGATGCTGATTTAGATAACTTATCTGGTTGTCAATCAGGTGGATCTGCTGCTTTGGCTGCATTAACCGAAGCAGAAATTCAAATTTTAGATGGTGCAACAGTTTCTACTGCTGAATTGAATATTCTTGATGGTGTTACATCTACAACTAGCGAATTAAATATCTTGGATGGGGTAACTGCAACCGCATCTGAAATTAATATTTTAGATGGAGTTACTGCCACAACTTCTGAACTAAATATTATGGATGGCGTAACTGCAACTACTTCAGAGTTAAATATCATGGATGGGGTTACAGCTACAACTTCTGAAATAAACTTAATTGATGGAGGAACATCGGCTAGTGCGACTACATTAGCAGCAGCAGACAGATTTATTTGTAATGACGCTGGAACGATGAAACAAGTTGCTTTATCTGACCTGGTTACATTTTTAGAAGATGAAAGTGCGTCTAGTTTTAACATAGACGGTGGATCATACTAGAGCTAGGAGGTAAAAGCTCATGGCAAACACAATTAAATTAAAAAGAGGTTCTGGTAGCGATCCAACTGCCAGTGACTTAGCTGTTGGAGAAGTAGCATTAAGAACGGATACTGCTTTACTTTTTACAAAAAATGATGGTGGCTCAGTAGTTCCTATAGGCATTTCTGATGGAGATAAAGGAGATATAACAGTTAGTAGTAATGGTGGTACGTTTACCATTGATAATGATGCTGTTACTTATGCCAAAATTCAAAATGTATCAGCAACAGACAGACTTTTAGGCAGAGATAGCAGTGGTGCAGGAATTATAGAAGAAATAGCTCCAAGTGCTGTAAGAACTATGCTTGGCCTTGCAGCTTCAGCCACCACAGACACCACAAACGCTTCTAATATTTCTTCTGGAACGCTTGCAGCAGCTAGAGTAGCAACTCTCAATCAAGACACTACTGGTAACGCAGCTACGGCTACAGCTTTAGAAACTGCCAGAACCATTGCAGGAGTTAGTTTTGATGGAACGGCAAATATTTCTTTAAACAATAATGCAATTACTAATGGTGCTGGCTACATAACTGCAACTCTTACTCAAGAACAAGTAGAAGATTTTGTTGGCAATATGGTTCAAAGTAATACTGAAACAGGTATTACAGTAACTTATCAAGATTCAGATGGAACTCTTGATTTTGTAGTTGCAAGTCAAACTGATGAAAACTTTACGACAACCTTAAAAAACAAGTTAGATGGAATAGCTACTGGTGCAACTAACGTAACAAACAATAATCAACTTACTAATGGAGCAGGGTATATCACTTCTGCTGATGGTGGAAATGCAGCAACTTTAGATAGTTTAGATTCAACGAGTTTTTTAAGATCAGATGCAGCAGACTCAGCAAGTGGAGATATTACTTTTGGTGGTGGTGCTGGTGCTGCAACTATCGGTGCTGCTAGTGATATATCATTTACAAATGGAGATTGGTCAGGAAATCATACAAAAATTCAACATCATTCAAATGCTTTATATATTGTAGGAGGTTCAAGTGGTATTAGATTTAGAGAAAGTGGCACTGATAGAATATTTATAGATGGCAGTGGACACTTTGTTCCAGCATCAGATAGTACTTACAATATTGGTTCTAATAGTGATAGATTTGCTAACGGATATTTTGACACTTTATATGGAGATGGATCAAATTTAACAGGAATATCTGCTGGTGCTACAGGTGGTGGATCTGATGAAGTATTTTACGAAAATGACCAAACTGTAACTACAAACTATACTATTACTAACGGCAAAAATGCTATGGCTGCTGGTCCTATAACAATTAACAGTGGTGTTACTGTCACTGTTGGATCTGGCGAAACTCTTACTATTGTTTAATTATGAAAGGTATTATTGAAAAACAGTTAGTTCAATGGAAAGAAGAACTAGCAAAACACGTTGAGACTAGAAATCAAGCACAAAAGGTATTAGAAGAGGAAACAAAAACTATTTTACTGATTGAAGGTGGGATACAGGCGAAGGAGATGTTGTTGAAGAAGATCGAACAAGAATCCCTGCCAACAGGTACAGTGGAGCTAGTCCAAGAATCAAAGCCAAAGTCATCAAAGTGATTGGCGTACTGGCTTTTAAAAATGCTTCTTTCCACATAGAAAAATGTTCCAAAAAATCGCAAATACTTTAAGTATCATTTCATTCCTAATGGTAGCTTCCATGACTGCCACAGGAGTAATAGGTTACAAGTATGTAACTTCAGAACAATTTAAATCTAAAGTAATGAATGAAATTCTTGGTAATGTACAAGGTATGATGCCTAAATTATTGGATCAAGGATTACCTAAAATGACAGGTCCATCAATGCCAATTATTAAATGAACTGTTACTGGTGCGATACAGAATTAATCATTGGTGGTGACATTGATATTGAAGAGAATATGAATGGTTATCCTGAGTTTTCAGTAATGACTAACTTATCTTGTCCTAAATGCTTCTCAGAAGTAGAAGTATTAAAGAAAAGAGATGCCTTCGATTGATATACCTCGTTTTCAAATAAACAAGGTTGAAATACACGAAATACCTGTATGGAAAACTGACATACAAACATTAAATAATATAAGCAAACCTATAGTTGATATCCCTGGTTGTGTAAGAGTACATAGAAATAATCTAACAA